TCAAGCCTTATGGTGGAAATAATCACTCAGGCGGGAAAACATGCTGCCTTCCCCGACAGATTCCAGGGTAACCAGCGGCCAGTGCGCCACCTGTTTATCACGGTCGTAAAGTTCAATTTCCCCTACCCGCTGATGGGCGCTAATTGGCGCAGTGAGCTCTTTACCATCAAGGGTATATTTGGCTTTGATATGTGGAATTTCGGCTTTCGGTAGCACCATCCAGAACTCTTGTTCCGTTCCCAGGGCGATATTTTCTTTATCGCCATACCAGATGCGTTCCGTACCGACCTTTTTCCCACGATGCAAAATTTGCACCGTAGTAAAGTTTTGTTGCCCCCAACGCAGTAATTTTCTTGCCTCTTCCTCACGACCTTTTGCACTGTCAGCCCCCATTACCACTGCAATGAGACGACGCTGCCCATCTACAGCCGAAGCAATGAGATTAAACCCGGCACCAGAAGTATGACCCGTTTTCAGGCCGTCAACATTCATGGTTTTATCCCACAATAACCCGTTACGGTTTTGCTGGGTGATACCGTTCCAGGTGAGACTTTTCTCACTGTACATATGATAAAACTCGGGCTCGCCGTGGATGATAGCGCGAGAAAGCACAGCTAAATCATAAGCCGAGCTATGCTGGCCTGGTGCATCCAGACCATGCACTGTTTCAAAATGCGTATCCTTGAGATGCAGCTTCTCGGCATAGTTGTTCATCATTTCAACAAACTGCCGTTGCCCACCGGCAATATAGTCAGCCAGAGCAACACAAGCATCATTTCCGGAATCCACAATTAAACCACGGCTTAAATCACGTACCGATACGCGATCGCCCTCTTTCAAAAACATCAGTGAAGAACCGACAAACACTGGATTATCTTTCGCCCACGCATCGCGCCCCACGGTGACAATATCGTCTGGCGTAATGCGATGACTATCGATAGCGCGATCCACGACATAGCCCGTCATCAGCTTTGTCAGGCTGGCGGGATTGCGCTGTTGATGCTCATTACCCGCGGTGAGGATCTGACCGGTGGTGTAATCCATCAATACCCAGGAGCCGGCATGAATCTCTGGAGGCTGAGGTGAAAAAGGAATGTTTTCCGCCGCAAAACCAGACGATAAGTTAAAAACGAACAAAGAAGCAGCAATAATAAGACGGCGTTTCAACAGCAAACCCTCAGGAGTTTCAAATAGCTGTTCTTTTTACGGAAATACTTATGAACTGGCTGGAATAAAGTGCAAGAAAATGTGACTACCCTCGCATTTTTATCTGACATGATCTGTTGCCACTCGCTGTCAAATTGTTGCGCTAAAGCTGATTAGCACGGTGATATTTGATACTCTGGCAGACAGCAGAAACAACGGATTTAACCTAATGATGAATGACGGTAAGCAACAATCTACCTTTTTGTTTCACGATTACACGCACCCCACCTGAGAACAGCCATGAGTAAGGGTTTCATGGTTTATGATTTTAGTTTGGTACACAATTTGGTACACATCGCAATTTTCACATCACCGGGCAGTCATAAAACTCACCATAACGCTCTTCGTTGATGATGTACGTGATCACCAAAAATATCGCATCCGGACTAGTTCCATCTTCATGCGTAGGTATCTGTTCATGCCTACCTGTCTGCAAATCCTAAAGATGAGATTTTAGAGTTTTGGGATATCTTTTTATCCTCAGTTCTCTATCCATTCTGCAAACCAGTAACGAACCATCACCGTGTGATAGTGAGGCATCCGCTACGTTAAGCGCAGAGAAATGATGCAGTGGTGGGCGGATTGGATTGATGAAAAGGTGGTGTGATCAACCTTAACCACTATCGAAGAGCACAAAGCCTTGCAATCCAGTGCAAAGCTTTGTTGTTGTATTATTGTTTAATAACTTTTTTAATCAATAAATCTTCAATATCAGATATCCTTTCTGATAACCCTCTCATTATAAATCTGTCTAATTCTTGGTCTCTAAATTGAAAAAGATTCCCTGCTTTTTTTACAAGCTTTTTCTCTCCAGAATTAACCGATATTATTTTTTTATTACCATTCGCATCTTCAACTTCGATGTCTTTAACTACATCATCATATATGTCATCCCATTCATCAAAACCTATAAATGAATAATTCCTCCAATTTAATCCATGTTTTTCTAATACAGATATAACTGATTGAACTGTTATTCCTGCATGCAAACGCTTTGAGTCATCATCAATCCATGTCCAAAACCCAATCATTTCTCCTATTTCTTTAGCTGCTGACTTTTCAGAATCTGTCATTTCTCTTATCGGATCCTTCAGTCTTGCATCAGAGCTTGACTGGGTTCCTCCGGCAAAATAACCAATGTTATATCGTAGTGATGCGCTACCTATATTTGAAGTGGCATCAGTTCCAGGAGTTATTCCTCCTGACGTTGCTATTTGCATTGCTGGAGTAGCTCCAGACCCACCATGTCTGAACTGTAATTGACCTACACTGTTGTATTGTGTTCTCATGAACCAAGATGTAGCGTTGCCATTACTGAGCAGGCCAAGAATAGCATCAGAACCAGATGGAGCCGATACAGTGTACATTCCTGTCTCAGTGAGTGACGTCATGGTTTCTCCATCCTTGCTGACCAATAGTCTGTCGGAGCTTGCATCCATCATCACTTTCCATCCTGTAGACCCATCAGCAGCATTCTTCGTAAACTGAATTGATGCGTCACCAATATTCCCATCAGAGCCAAGAATTGCAACGGTATAACCGCCTGCTGGGTCTTTACCTACAACTCCAAATCTACCGTTTAGCGGATCGCCTGAAACTATTATTTTTACAGGAATCACTCCAGCAAAATTGTCATTAAATATCTGAGAAATATAATTCATGCGCACGCCATAAAAACCAACGCCTCTCTTTACATTCTCAGAACCAATAAAAGTCGGAATATCTGAATTTGTAATACCATAAGGGGATTGCTCTACCACGCCACCATAAAACTGGATGTTGGATGCGTGATCAAATTCTAATGCATGATTAGCTCTGGTTCTAAACTCACAGCCATAAAAGTAATGCCCATTTATTTCAGCGGATGTCGCATTAACATCACCATCTATATAAAGGCATCGCCATGTGTTTGCGCTAGAGTAATAAGAAACAAGCTCTTCATGAGACATTGATGCACGACTGTGGTGATCAAGGGTATAAATACCACATTTATCTACTCTAGTTCCGCTGAGACCATAACTTGCAGGCCCAGTGTTTGAACCAAGAATTGCTAAACCGACTCTCCCCATAGTTGACCCACCAGTAATGGTATTGTAATCAGGGTCATCGTTTCCTTGCTTTGACTGAATTATTGTACCTGCTTTTGAAAAGTATCCGAATACACAAACATCCTCCTGAAGATTTCTTGCAGAGTCGTCGTAATAAACACCACACTCATAATCTGAACGCATATCATTATTAGGGGTTGTTGGAATACCATCACCATCAAAGCAGACCATGTCCTGAATTATTGCAATACCACGTAATACGGCTCCACTAGAACCATACTCTGGTGACATAACTCGCACACAATACCTTACGCTTGAAAATTGGTCATTGCGATTGTACGCCGTGGCTTCTCTTGTCCCTTTTCCAGAAAATATAAATGATGAACCCGGCATGTTTTGCTTAATTCCTTCAGACAAAAAATGCTTATCATCATCTGTGCCAAAACCAAGAATAGGAGAGCCCTGCCCTATAAATCTAAAGTCTCCTGGTATATCAATTCCGTTAGAAAATCTGAAAACACCAGAAGGCACAACAAAATCTTTGCGTCCAGAATTTAACAGATTTTCCCATACAGAACTATTATCAAAATAATAGCCTGGTTTTAACCCCCACCCCCTTACATCTCCATCATCTATCCATCTGGCTATTTGTAATTCAGGGTATTTTTCCGCACCATATGGGTCTTCTAATTGCTGACGTAACTGATCAGGGTCATACTTCAGCACATTAGGAAAATAGAACTGCTGCGCACCATACGCATCATAAACAGCCATAGAATGGCCTTGCACAGTTACAAACTTGGCAATCTGTCCGTTATATACCGGATAACCAGCAGCGTTAATGATGATTGGTTGAGAAACAGGAACGTGAGAGCCGTCTTCGTTCTCCACATAAACCTGAATCTGGTTTTCTGGATTTACTGGGTCAGTGTCAATTTTACCGATATAAATTTTGCCATTAGCTACGGCTTTAAAAGAGCGGGCCATAGTAAAGAGTTGCGAAGGCATGCTCACTACAACATTGGCTGTAATGTCTGTCATTTAATTTGCTCCAGATACAAGGAATGGCCGCAGTGATTCATTATTAATCAAAAAATACGACCACCGTGGTCTTATTGAGGATGCAACCAGCAGATAATAAGATGCCGATCCACTCACAAGAGCGAGGCATCAAGAATGGGAAGAGATGACCCGCAATTTAATCTGCGGCTACCTTACGAATTAAAGGAAAAACTAAAACAGCGAGCCAAATCCAATGGCCGCTCTCTTAATTCAGAATTAGTTCAGATAGTGACTGATGCTGTATCAAGGCCATCCAAAATTTCAGGCTATCGAGACGATGCGGAACGCATCGCTGATGAGCAATCAGAGCTTGTTAAGAAGATGGTGTTTGATACGCTGAAGGATTTGTACAAAAAACCCACCTGAAGGTGGGTCCTATTTATTAGTCTTGCTTTGTTGATGGTATAAGAGATGCGTTTGCCTCTTTTGGCTTCAAGGTATACATCCCACCATTAAATGGATCTACAGCAAGCCAACCAATTAACCCACCAAACACAAGGTTCCCACCAATATACCAACCATTAGCATTGGCTTTGATTGGCAGGGTAACTGGTTCGTACCCATCCTTCTCCATAGTGATCTGGTAGCTCTTTTTGCCAAAATAACTACCATCCGACTTGGCAAGAGTTACTCCTTGCGGGGTCTTACCTTGCGCAACAATCACGCCTGATTCGTCTTTTACCTTAAAGATCGCACCGGAAGGATTGCTGTTCACTTGCACAAGCTGTGTTTCGTCACCAACAATAGTTGCGCACCCAGATAACAATATAGCGCCAGCAACGACGCCGATAATCCTCTTCATATCAATTTCCATATTTAAAAAACCGGAAACATCCTAATGACAAAACATTCAAATGTGAAGTAGGCAAAAGATGTTTACTTTTTTCATGGTATCCTGCTCAAAACTAAGGAGGTTGGTGTGTATACAACAGTTATCGTGATAGCTATCGCACTCATTGTGGTTCAGTACCAACTGGCATCTTTAAAACAAAAGATATCTGACCTCAAGACTGAGAACGAAGCACTTAAAAACTCAATAAAAGATGAGAAGAACAAACTATCATTCACTATATCTGATATTGAGCAATCCATTGAAATTATTGAAAATAATGTTAACAGATTAAAAAAAGAAGATATTCATGAAATCAATGACAATATCAAGGATTTGAAATCTTGGCTTAGAAATGTAGGACAAATCGCCACATCAACACGAGATAAGCTCAATCCATCCATGGATGATTAATTACTCCTGTGCTATTCCGCTTAGCGACGCTACAATGCCAGCCCTCGCTAAGCGATTGAACTCTTCGTTTCCGACTGTGTCACGTATTGCTTTTACGGCAGCTTTATTTGCCATAAATCTGCGTTCAGCCGCCACTAATGCTTCTTTGCTTCCGCCTGCTCTTACTGCTTTAGTTGCTTCCTGAACTGCTTTCTCTATCGCATACCGACCACTACGTGTGGTGGCAATTTTAGATACAGCGCCTTTTAACCCAGCGCCAATTAAAGCACCTGCGGCAGCGCCAGCAACGCCCCCGCCTCCTGCTCCACCAACAATGGCACCTGATGTTGAGTTGGCAATTGCATTTAACACTGTTGATGTAACGTTGGATAAACCAGCATCAAGATCGCGTAGTACATTGGCAGTTCTCCCTGTTCTTTCAATATGCTGCTGAGGTTTCACAGCTGCTCTTGCAAGAGTGCCATATGCATCAGCAATTCTTCCAAGCTCTGAGGAATATCGGCTAATGGCTTTTACATTTTGTGGCGTGAGTATCTCTGCAATATGGTTAATTCCTGCTGCATCAGATTTGCCACCACGGACACCATGCGAGATAGCATCTTGCAGCATTGATGATATAGCAGGAACACGCTCTGATACCGGCAGAGCGCGGATCATAGAATGGAATCCAGCAGGACCATTAAGACCTTTAGCTGAAGATGATTGAAGGGATTTTACTCCATTCGTAATCAGTGCATCTGTTGCCAAATCACGCCCGAAAACAGACTCTGCACCCTCTTGTGCTGATAACCTCGCTTTAGACAGATCATTAGCTTTCTGCCAGTCATCAAGAAATCCGCCGTTTTCCGCCATTGTGCGCATATCATCAGTAATTGCCCGGCGTATTTCCCCTGCTCTCCTTGCCGCATTTGCCTCTCCGCTACGCTTATATTTTTGCTCCGCATCAGCAAATTTCGCTCTCCATGCTTTCATGCCATCAAATGTTACTCCACCTTGATTGTTTGCCTGAACAAACTGTTTCATTTCAGGAGTAAGCGGTATGCCAGCAGATCGCTCTGCCTGAATAACGGCATTACCATTTAGCATTCTTGCTTTTTGATTTGGCATTGTTGACCGCACGTCATCCCATGCCTCGCGCTCGGCATCCTTCATCTGATCAAGATTTTGAAGGATCCTTTGTTTTATAGCCGCACTTTTTTCTGATGCCGTTCCAGATGCGGCCCCAAATTCATCAAGGTTTCGACTTAACTTTGATGATATTTCGTTAAATGCTGCCTGATGGGCGTCCTGAACAATTCCTGGTGTTGATGCCAATGCGCCTTCGGCTTGTGCAATTCCACGACTTCCAGATCGCATTCCTGGTGTTAATGCGTTTATATCAATTCCAGCAGACTCAGCTGCTTTTGCTACATCTTCGGACACATTAGCGGCCTGACTGGCAATTGACTGACGCCCAGCACCTGACTTTGCCATCCTGGAAACATCATTAGCAGAATTCAGTGCTGCACCACCAAGAGCCTGTGAAACCCTTGGCGCAATAACGCGCCCGACACCTGAAAGAACGCCTTGAGCACCAATATTGATACCACCGTTAATGGCAGCATTTTGTGCAAAGTCGCCCTCCTGATTTGCAGCATCAGCAAGAGAACCTGCAATCATGTTTCCTGCGGAACCGATATCTCCAGCGAGCTTTGCTGGCGCTCCAGCAGCTTTTGCCGCTGTGCCAATTGGCAGGAGATACCCACCAATTGTTTCACCGGCTTGCGCGTAAGGGTCTGTCGGTCGATCGACAGGGCGATAAACATCATCCAAAACCTTGGGGCCACCAAGCCCCTGGCTGATTGCATTAATCAGACTTGCGCCACCCTGCAATACGTCAAATGGTATGTTTACCAGACCACGACCAGCCTGCTCTGCAATTTGCCCTGCACTTTGACCACCTGTGAGCCAATCGCCAGCTTGTTGCATCAATGATGGTTCTTCACGTGCTGGTTCATTATTGGCCTGATTAACTGTTTGTTGCTGAACAGCCTGACCAGCAAAATACTCATCAATGGCGGTGCCAATATCTTCCGTGCTCGTACCATCAGGGAAGGTAAATGTCTTACCGTTTGCAGTTACTTTCATCATTCCACCGTAAATTGAATGCCTGATTTTGAGGTATATGATCCGGATTGACTCTGCTGCTGTTGGGTATTTGTCGGTTGTTGGCTATTGCTCTGTTGTTGACTATTTGCAGCACTTGAAACCACCAAAGCATCATAAACGCGACCAGACTGACCACGTAATGAGTTATATTGGCCCTGCATTTTTCGCATTTTTGTTTCAGTAGCAGCCTTGGAATCACCGGGCTGAGGCAGGTACATTTTGGAATACTCCTGCATCTCTGGCAGAGTAATTGCTGCACCTGTTTCTGGGCGCAAAATTGCATACAAGGCGTCTCTCGCATTTACCATATATTGCTGCTCCGCTGGTGATAGGCTTAAATTTGCAATAGTCCCATCACCAAGAGAGCGATTTATTAATGCAACTCGCTTAGGGTCAATGCTTTTACTAAGCTGATTCATTGAGTCCATTGAATCTTTTAATCGCAAAGCAAATCCTGCCGCCTTCTTGGAACCCTCATTAGCCTTATCTATGATGCTTTGCGCTTGTGGCAAACTAATTGGTTTAATGCCATCACCAGATATAGGTTGGTTTAGTTTTCCTGCTTCCTCGCTGCCATCGGTGTAATACTTAGTTACCGATCCATCAGGATTGGTTTCAACCTTAAGTAATTTCTTAGCATTGGGATTAATTCCCGCCGCTGCCGCAAATGCCGCTGCACCATCTGGATCCGCCTTTAACATTTGCGCGTACTGATTGTAATTCTGCATTGCGGCTGTTGGTGCATATGCTGACGTTAACGCATTTGCTCGGCTAATATCCTGCCCTCTCGCCTGAAGTGCTTCGCTGGCCTGATTGCTGCGGATTGTCTCTGCCAGTCTGCCTCGGTCAATCTCACGACCAGCTATCTTGTCCTGAACAGCAAACGCCTTTTCTGGCCCAAGTGCACCGAGAGACATAGTAGTCAGCATGTGTGATAGCTGCTCTGGATTCTGAATACCTGTCTGAATCATCCAGTCAGCATTCGCCCCCACGCGATTTAACCTGTCCTTGTTATCAGTAATGAATTTACTGTAGGCTTCCGGTCCCTGAGAAAGAGCGACGTTAGCCCTCATGGCTAAATCGCCCATATCGTTGCGTTGCTGCTCATTAAGACCGGAAAATGCCTGTTGTGCCTGTGCAACAAACGCTGGATTTTCCTGGGCAAACTTAAATAGTCCCGATGGATCACCAGAAGCCCATGCATCAGCATGAACCTTATTGAACGCATTAATCGCTTTCTGTTGCTGTTCCTGCTTATAAATATCAGCAACTCCAGCCAGACCACGTAACGCGGTCAGACCAACGTTATTTGCACCTGAGCGAGCCAGTTCATTGTTTTCGCGGATCAGACCAAGCGTTGCGTTAATGTCGCTTGCCTTTGGCGCATTCTCATTTTGCGCACCGATGCCAGCAAGAAACCCACCAGAATTAATACCCTGTTGCCACGTAGCCATTGATTACCCCTTAAAACAACGAGCCAAGCAGACCAAGACCAGCACCGATACCAGCACCCCACGGAGTTGATAGCTCGAGAGCACTGGCTATGCCACCACCCAAAAGTGCACCGGATGCAGCACCACTAACCCCCTGCTGCAATGCTGACGGTCGGTTGGCGTTTGCCGCAGCCAGCGCCGCGCTTTGCTGTGAAATCTGACTCATGTTGTTGGCATATGTTTGCCCGGCGTTTGCCTGTCCCTGAAGAGCGCCAAGACCGATATTTGCCAGGTTGTTGTAATTGTTCATTTGTCCAGATAGCCATTGCTGACCAAGCGTTGGTGCGATTGTTGCTAACTGATTACCGGTTGCAGTGGAACCCAATCCACCTGTTGCTTCCGCTGCCGCCAGACTCTGATAGCGAGCCTGACCAGCAAGATCTTTGTACTGCTGAGAGTTGTAATACTGGTTAAGTGCCTGACCTTGCCCTTCCAGAGACGATAAGTTCTCGAGGCTGCCGACATACTTATCAGCCAGAGGAGTAAACGGCTTCAGGTTGTTCATGATGGTGTTGAACTGCTGATTTTGCAGGTCTGCTGCATACTTCTGAGCTTCTGCTGCATACTTTGCGCTTTTATCAGAACTGCCACCTTTCCCGCCTTTTTCAGGGCAATAAGGTTCCTCGCCGCGCAGTTTTCTGCCCAGTTTAAATGCATATAACATGGCTATCTCCCGTGATTCAGGAAGTCGATTAGTTCTTCGCGTGTGGCGCTGTAAAACGTCACGTCATCCACGCCTTTGAAGTATTTCTTGATAGTTCCTACACGCTTAAGGCCAATCATTGCGCAGTACATCTGCCCGTGGCGGAATTTGCGTGCAGCGAACGATGTGACGCACTGAACGGTGGTGTTAATCAGAATGTATCGCCAGAACGCCAGACCGATTTCCTTGCTGAATCCGCGAACCTCTGGCAGGTACATGGCGTGGCAATCGAATGTCAGCGGCTGAATCTCCTGATAGTAAACAATGCCGCCAAACTGACCGTGCACGTTCACCTCAAAGTAACGGCATTCAGGCTTGTAGTCGTATCCATCACCGTTGTTGCTTCCGGCAATAATGTCAGGGTGATTTCCGACTGCTTCGATCAGGTCGATGTTTCGCGTTGGTTTGAACTGAATCATTACTGCTCCGCGATTATCTTGATGGTTGTGGCAGTAAACGCCGCACCATTAGACTGAATGGTTAACGTGCTGCCATTTGTGGCAAGAAAGCCGTCTTTATCCACGCTGAAGAACGTAGCTAACAGGATGTTATCTGTCGTTGTCGCCGAGTTGCGGCTGCTTACCAGTGTGTCAGGAACAGAGCCTGAAAAGGTTAGCTGCATTGACCTGTTGGCGGTTCCGCTGGGCCACGTCCCGACGATCGACAGCTTGAAGAACAAGGTTTTGTTCTCGTTGAACACAACCATCTTGTCGTTAACGGTGTCGAAGAATGGTGCCAACGTGCCGGATGACGGCGTGAGCGTTTTCAGCAGGCTAACAAGGTTGGTCGGCGCTGTCGGGATGGTTACAGATACTCCTGAGTAAACAACCTCTGATTTCTTGCGCGTGGTGGCATACTCAAGCGCAGATATTCTTGTTGAGTGATCACCAACTGTGCTTTGTAGCGTCGAAATACTTCCCTCTGCCGCTGTGAGCCTGGTATCAAGTGCGTCGATATCGGTTGTATTCTGAGTTATGCGCGCATCATGGTTTGCTAACTCAGATTCATTGGCAGCAATTCGCGTCTCGTGATCAGCCAGCTCTGTTTCAGCAGCCGTAATCCTTGTTTCATGATCTGCAAGAGTGCTTTCCGCTGCTGCAATTCTATTTTCATGATTGATGAGAGTTGCTTCAGCAGCTTCAATTCTGGATTCATGGTCTGCAAGGGTGACATCCTGCTCATCATTCTTCACCTGTGCATCATAAGCACCCTTCCCTGCTTCGTTAGCCTTGTTAGCCACGTTACCAACATCAGTGCCCTGTGCGATAACGTAAAGCAGATACGACTGCGAGAAGATATTGCGTGGAAGAACTGATGTATCGAGCCGTGTGGCCTGAATGGTTACCGGCACATTGAGATTCGAATCCGCCATTACTCAATCCTTATCTGAGCGCCAGACAGAGTGACAGGTGACTTCGTGATAACGCGCAATTTGAAACCAATGTTTTTCCTGATGCGCCCTACTTTCTTCCACAAAACTCGTTTGTCGTAAACGAACGGTTCATTCTGCTCAATCATCTGCTCACGCCCGTAATTGATGCCGTCAGTGGTTGCAGAGAGGAACAGGCGGTCGGCGTACTGAGCTACGCCAGTGGATGATTCCACCTCCAGATCGAAGCATCTGGCGTTATCCGCTTTGAACAGTGGAGTAAACAGCAGGTGTTCCTGTTGAAGCCCATACTGACTGCTGATATCGAACTGCAATTTCCCGTTCACCGATTCCAGCTTATCGCCGCACGTTATCTGATTTCCTTCGTAAATGAAGTCGATAGCGCGGTACACATCGTCATACAAGCCTGTTTTCAGTACACACCATTGCGGACCATTGGCGCTTGAAGATGCGTCGTACACGAGAACATGGCGAGGAAGGTGGATAATCAGCAACTCATGAGCATCAAACCGCAGCGATTCCATCACACCATCAGCCAGTTCATCAGCAGTGTAGGAGCGGAGGATTTTCTCAATGCTCGCGCTGGCAATTGGTGACACCTGACCGGAGCCGATGATATACACAGACGGCGCACCCGTTGCCGGATTGCTGATGAACGCATACGAATCAGCAAACGGCGTTTTGCAGTAAGTCCCGGCGATGCCTTTTTGCACCATCAGTGATGGCTGTGCGACATACAAAGCAGCACCAACGGTGGTTGCGCCAGTAAGGGAGAAATATTCAATAGTCGATGAACCAAAGCAGACGATGAAGTCTCGCCATGTCCCGATACCGATGATGCCGTCCGGCTGAGACTCGGCACGATATTGTGCGCTGTAACGGTCAGGATGCGATTCGTCTTCAGGATCAGTGATAAACCATGAATCAGTTCCGTCTTTTGACCACGCATAACGCCCACGTAAGCGCGTAATGTCGCGAACTGAACCTAACTCATACTGAGTGAATCCACTGTCTGTAGGCCAGTTTGAGACGGTTTTAACCGTACCATCATAGCGATACTCGATCAGTTGACCATTAACGCCTACCGCCTGAGATGTTCGACCATGCGCCATTGATACGCGACCACTTCCGGCGACGTCACCGACTTCGCTTTCACCCTTATACAACTTGCCACCGCAAACGCGATAAACAGCATTCTGCGCCATGTTGTACTCGACTCCGCGCGATACACCGTTCACATCAGAACGTTTGGCAATGCCCGGGAATGAGCGAAGATATCCGCTGCTGTTGAGTATTTCTTTGGGAGTAGCCAGCATATTCACTGGCAGATAGTCGATATAGTCGGCGTTTCGGAAGTCTTTGCCGACACCTTTCATAAGCGGAAGTTGCTGAATCGGCATTTATTCGCCCCCGTTATCGCAAGGTTCCTTCCGGTGGAAGTAATTCCAACCGTTCCACTTCGCCAACTGGTTACCGCTACCAACAGGCATACGGTTTGGATAACCGGACTTACATTTAGCGGCTTTTGCCCTATCCATTGCAGACAGTTTGACGAGTCGCTCTTTCCCGTATCTGGCAGTGGTTATAAGTTTTGCAGACGCTTCCAGCGCATAATCTGGAGCAATGCGGCAGGCAAGGTTAAAAATGACGGCATTGATAGCGTTATTTGATAAACCGTGCTCATCGCCCGGATCCGGAGCGACATCTGCATCAGCGAAAATGTAGCCAACGTTGATACCTGGTGACGCATCACCGCCAAGCCATTCAGCCATCATCATTTCAAGGTCGTTGACACCATCTTCCATGGACTGAGGTTCGACATCGGTTAACGTGGCATTTGATGCCACACCGAGCTTACGTAATGCCGCAAGAACTAAATCACCCTTCGTTGTCAGGTTCATCTGCTGCCGCCTTAGGTTTTCGACCAGGCTTTTTACGCTGTTTTTCTTCTGGCTCTGGCTCTGGCTCTGCAATAGCCGGACGCAAACTCAGGAGTCGTCCAAGAACATCATTTGCTTCATGACCATCCCACTCTTTCCCGAACTCAAGCTCAGTACCTTCAGGAAGGAACTCGATTTCTTCAACAGGTAGGTGATAAGTGATTTCGCCTTCTGGAGTGGTGATACCAGCAATGATCCAGCCATCCCACTCTTCACCGTCACTGTGTTTGCGAGACCACCACGAAAACTCAGCGTAAGCATGCATCAGCGATGAGAAGAGTCGCACTCGGTGAGCGTAAAGCTCGTTAAAAGTGTGATAACCGTCGGACACTTCGCCCATATCAACTGGGGAAGTTTCACCTCCGCCAACATTCCCAATTTGATCACCAACAAGAGGATCATCAGGAACATCGTCAGGGTGCTTATACCAGCCATTTGCTAAGTGCACAGCTACATCATCAGGATCAACGGTTTTCGTTTTCAGCTTGCGCCCCCAGATTTTGGTATCTCCGCCAGCCTGAAAAATCATTACGCTCATTGGTATCTCCAATAGAAAAGGGAGCCGAAGCTCCCTCTGGTTATCACGCGGTCTGGTTAGGCAGACCAACACCAATTGCCTCTGGCCGTACAGCACATGCTGAATACCACACAGCAATACGGCACTTACCAGACAGAGTATTGATATCACCCTGCGTTGCGAAGATGCCGTTAACACCAATACCAGGAATGCTGAAGGAAGACGTTTTCATGCCAGCAAACAGTTCATGGGTTACCGGAATCGGCTGAGACAGCAGGCGGATTGAGTCATCAGCCCAGAACACGTTGGCGGTGGTTGTTGCCACGTTCAGAACGTTTACCGGAGTGGAATCAGCAAGAGAGGTGTTTACGTTAGCGTAAGCCTTCTCTTCTTTTGTCAGTGAAGAGTCATCAAGCGCAATCGGCTTCGGCGTGATTTCGATGTGAGTACCATCGATCACACGGGTGATTGAGAAAGTAGCATCATCAGTCAGCACGTTCTTCGCCATCTGAGACAGGAATTTCACACCAGTGAAGCTGATTTTGTCTCCGCGCTTAAATCCGGTGGTGGAGGATACGGTCACCGTTGCAACACGGTTGTCGACGTTCTCTTTGTTACCATCGGTATCAAGGGTGTATGCCTGCGGCTTAAACTTCTGCGCACCAGAAACAGTTACACCAGTAGCGGTTGACTTGGTAACTGCCGGAAGTTTCGGTGAGCGAAGAATTTCATCAAAGCCAGCAATCTGGCGCTGAATAGTACCGTTACGATACGCTTCTTCAGGAACGCGCCCAAAGATGTCACCATCTACCAGGTTGCGGCCTGCTTTGCGGTAATCGTCAGGGTTCAGGAAGTAACTGATGCCCATATCGCGGTTTAGCTCACGGGAGAACATCAGGCGCTCTGCATCAGACACAAAATCCCAGCCAGACAGGCCAGTAGATGGACCAATTGCGCGGGTATCGTGAACAACAAGCGAGCCCATTTCAGTTGCCTGTTTGGCAATCGCTGACTCAATGTTATTCGCCAGTTTTTTGGCGGATGCCTGGATGCGGCGACGGTAAGAACGCTCATCACGCAGGTCATCTGCACGAAGCTCGAAGAAATCGTTATCCGGATCGCCCATATTGCATTTCACGGAGAGTTCCAGAATCCCGGTTGCGTTGCCAGTTAAATCCCAGCCAGTCTGAGTTGGCGCTTCCTGCTCAACAGGCATCCACACGGTGTTGCTTGAACGTTGCATGGATTCTGCCGGAGGGGTGTATTTTGTCACTTTGGACGCCATTGGCGTCAGGTTCTGGATGGTTTCGATGATTTCATCGATAGCGTAAGTAACTAACTGCCCTTCTTTGAGAGTCATATATTGAATACCTTACTTTCTTTATGCGCTATACTATTGTTATATCAACATATAGCGCATTAGGGTTATGAGCATGGAACTGAATGAATACTTCGAATACCGCGATGGCTCTTTGGTTTGGAAAGCCAGAAGCTCTGAATTTTTCAACAACAAAAAGAATCGCAACTATCACAACGTTTGGAATGCAAAACACGCTGGGAAAGTTGCTGGTCTTTTAGAAAGCAATGGATATATCCGCATAAGAATTAACGGCATTAAGTGGCTAGCACACCGCATCGTATGGGTGATGTTTAACGGAGATATTCCAGAAGGCATGGAAATTGACCATATAAATGGGATTCGCCACGACAACAGAATTGAAAATCTTCGTCTTGTGAAAAAATCAGCAAACCAAAGGAATAGAATCAAACTATCTAAAAATAACTCCAGCGGAATATCTGGAGTTTACTTTTGCAACACGCGGAAAAGATGGATCGCTCATAAGCGACTGCTTAATGCAAGAGTGCAAAAAGTATGTTCTTCATTCGAAGAGGCGAGAGAAGTAATCAGAAAGTTTGACGAGGAAAACAACATCACGATATCGAAATAATTATCGAATTCCTTTATTCAGTTGCGCCTTGAGCTTGCGGTATGTCTCTACATCCCCTTTGTTTGCTGCCGCTTCCATCTGCTTTTCAATCGCAGATATATTTGCAGCAACAGCGTGTCCCTGAATGGGTTCATCAGGTAGCGGGGCTTCTGAAACAGGTTTGGCTCGAGGCTTGAGAGTTAAACGTTCTGACAGTCGAGTGAGTTCAATCAGCGCGGATTGCCCGTCCATCGCCAGCAACTGGCGTGTTTTCTCAGGATTAGCACCAAGGTGATACATGAGAGCAGCGGATTTCTCCGGGAAGAGGCGCATGATGTCGGCACCGACTGCTGGCGGCACCAGTTGCATGAATGCATCCTCTTTCTCCTGATAGTCAGGGATATTGAGCTTTTCCGCTGCGTCGTAGTGCTTACGGGCTGCCTCGACGTATTGCGCTGATTGCTGGGTGAACTCCTGAGTTTTGCGACCCTGCTCGGCGACAGCCTGGCTTCGTGCGTCCATAGCCTTGATCTGCCATTCACTGTTTGCCTGCTGGAAGGCAGCCAGTGCGCGGCTCTGGTCATAGTCGTACTTAGCCAGTGCATCTTCGGAAAGATAATCGTTAGGGTCTGGTTGTTTTGGTAACTCAGGGTTCACCCGCAGGTGCTCCGGCAACTCTCCACGCTTAACCGCTTCCATCTGCTGCTCAAGCTCACGCTGGCGTTTGCGTTCGATGCGGCGACGGGCAAATTCAGCATTAGTTGCCGGGTCTTGTTTTGGTTTCTCATCGTCTTTCAGGACAATCTCGAAGCCTTCTTCCTGACCTGCGTTGTCGTTGGCATTATCGACAACTAAGCCATCAGCAGATGCCGCTGCATGATTGCCGGGCAGGGTTAATTCTTCAGAAGCCTGAATGTCGGTGGTTTGGTCCATGATTAACTCTCTCTTATTGAGGTGTCTCGGCTACTCCGCCGGAGGGGATTTGAACTTGACGCATAAGATTCGCGAAATCCATGCGTTGTGAATGAGTCTGGTCTGCATCTTTAAGAAGCAGCTCAGCGTTAGCACGAGCATCTTTGCTGCGCTGTTGCTGGAATTGACCTACGAGCTTGAGGTACTCACGCAGTTCTGCCTGCTTGTCGAGGTCCATATTGTTGAAGATTTCTGCAATCTTCGCGGCGTTGAGTTGGTTTTGAGCTTCAACCTTGGCAGCTTCAACCTGAATCTGCGCCTGTTGGTTCTCTGCCTTGAGCAATTCAGCCTGACCTTGCAGAAGGATACCCTGCGCCTGAATTTGCTCTGCTGATGGCTGCTGCGGCTGTTGTTGTGCCTGCTGCACTATCTCCATCTCTTCAGGCGTTTCTGGTTTCTTCAGCCCCATCATCACCAGTTGCTTGTTCGCGTACTCTCGCATCATCTCGACGCCTTTACCGTCAAGCAACGTGAAGTATTGCAGCATCAGCATCTGGAACTCTGGAGTACCTTGCGGAACCTTGGTTAGCAACTCCTGAATCTCTGCGCGATTCTGTTCCTTCATGCTCTGGAAGGATGGCCCAACGTCTGTATAGCACTCATAGCGACCGCGAATGTCGTTGAGTGTGACCACATTGCCGGACTGGTAATCAACAACTTGCGCATAGAGTTGAACGTCTTTCTCGCTTCCATCTTCGAGTGTCAGCGTTACATGACGAGGAACGTCATAAATATCATTGACCATTGAGGCATAAATCTCGCCATCACGCCGCATTGCGGTAGCCAGGTTATCCTGAAACACGTATGTCTCAAGGTCTGACCGCATGTTCAGTTGATTGACGGTATCGAAAGCGACCTGAGAGTTTGCTGCCTGTGCATCCACGCCAAGACTAGCCACCTCTTTCACTGCGTTGGTGGCAGCCTCAAGCATGTAAGCGTTGGCTTGCGGCACTTCAGGGTTTTCCATGTAGGAGATTGGACCAATCGGCAGGTCGTTACCGTTTTCATCGGTCCTGTTCTGCAGATAGTACGGATAGTCATCATTTCCACCGTACATGTATTCGTAGCCTTCGATTTGCTCAGGGAAGAAGGTCGGTTTCTTCTTCGGTGAACGAGCAACAATATCGGCGTTGAACGACATGATCATGTTACGAAGGCGTTGACCGTCTTTCGTCAGCCTTACCACGCCTTCGTAGCACTCCTTGTCACCAGCAAATGACCATTCTCCATACACTGGAACGATTGGGATATGCTCTCCGGCTATCTTCTCGCGATCTTTCAGTATCTGCGTGCAGGTGATGATCGACTTATACACACGCCGACGCTTCACCTTGCGCTCTGCTACCTTAATGAATCCACGATTAGCCAGGTCGTCGATAACGTCTTTAATATCCTGCTGGTAATAGCTGACCGGCTCACCTGTCAGCGGGTCGCGGTAGATGAAGACTTTCTCCTTCTTCTCTTCTACCTCGTAATACTCGGCGACGTAGACGACATCATTCGATACCCACGGAAACAGCCATGTGTCGTTCGGATTCTGGAAAGATGGCAGCGTGTCCGGATCAATACCGTAATCCTCTGCGAACTCTTTCCAGCCATTGCGTGACAAAGCGTTAATCACCGTGCAGTGCTTAGCGTCGCTCTTATCCATCTGCTTGCTGTTGGCGTCCCATATGACGTGTGAGCAGGCTTCATGGATTGGCAGGCGTCGGATTACCTGATTGTTGCTTGTTGGATCGTTGTCTTCGTACTGCGTGACCAGACGCCATGCACCAACGCCGGACTCTATCTGCTCACGAACGCCAACGTTAACGGCAATTTTTGCCGTATTATGGCGCATATCAGTACGATACATCCCCATCAGCACATCGGCAGCATCAGGATTAGCGCCGTCTTTTGGTCTGAAGAGAACGTCGATAGGGTTCCGGCGCATCTCTGCGACCAGCTTCCTGACCACCGGGCGAACAACATCGAATTGTCCGCGATATTGCAGGGTGGTGTAGTTTGATAGCCAGTCATCCCATTGCGACACTCGGCTAAAATACAGGTCATTTGTCGCCTCGGTTCTGGCTTCATCGCTCGCCATCCAGTCTGCGTCAAACTTACACAGAATGGAATTGAGTCTGTTTTCGTCGGCCATTTAAGTTCTCCGTGCGATGGGCCTGATTGGGGCTGGTATCTTTTTCTCTTTTGGTTTTTTGATGTCGCGCATCATTTTTGCGAAGCGGCGCATCATGTATGCATAGCGAACGGCGGATAGCACGTCGTCGTTAAGCTTGACTATCTTCCCGTTTTCATCACGGTGATAGAGGCGGAATTCCTCAAAGAATGGTTCACAGGTGTTGAATACTTTGAAGCGACCATCGAGCATCATGTCGCGCAATTCAGTGATGCCAGGCTCAACAGCATTACCGCCATCAGGCCATGTCGCATGCTCCTGTAACATCATAAATCCAGCGTCTGCATACTGCCCTTTGAGCTGCTCACCGCCGCCCTTCTCATGCTGGTTTCCGTCATGAGGCCATGCGGTTGGCACTTTATGCGCCCATGATTTAACAGCTCCCCATGCCTGAACAGCTGTTTTTTCTTTCGCCTTCCACACGCGTGAAACGTAGATTGTGTCTGCGTCCTTATCCCACCAAAGCTGAACCTGCGCCTGTGGGTGATCCCATCCGAAATCCATCCCGCCAATTACGTAGAAGTGATCAGGACACTCGAACGGCTGACACTTAATCGTCTCTTCCGGTATCTGGAAGATTCGACCACTACCCATCGTAGGAATACCGCGAGCACGCGCCTCTCTCTCATGCTCGGGATAGGATGCGATGATTTGCTCTTTCTGCTCGTCGGTGTAGTGCTCAGCGTCGTAGATGGTCATGTTGACCACTTTCTGCGACTTGCTGGGATTCTTCAGGAACTTGGTAACAACGTCAGACATCCCCATCAGCGGGGTAAACGTCAGAATTGAGAATTGCCCGTATTTGTTGGTACGGGTAAGCCCTTCGCCATAAATGCTGTATGGTGGTTCTTCGTCAAACCACACGCCGTGGATTGTGTCACCCTGCCAGCGTGCACGGCCTTGCGAGTATGGTTTGAAGTAGCAGATTGAAATGCCATCTTCAACGCCATCAGCCGTGTGATGCTTAACCAGAAGGTGATCAACAAGATTCGGAAAGAAAGGAGACTTCTTCCAGCTAATGATGTCCTCTTTCGGTATGGAACCGTAGCCTGGCTCACCATTCTCTTCTATACGACCGCACAGGATGCGTTGAGTCGTTTTGGTTACAGTCTCGTTTGTCTCTCCGCCAATCCAGAAGACAACAGGCTCATAGAAACGCTTACCTTTCCACTCCCCGCCATATTTACCATCAGCAGGATAGCCTTTTGTGCCCGGATAACGCCCGGTAAGGTGAAACGCGACTTCAGCAGCACCAGTAAATGACTTGCCAAGCTGGTTACCAGCCATAAAACAGCGCTCTGGATAGTCATGCCCGGCGTCGATGAACTCACGCTGTTTGCTGTATGGCGTAAATTCATATAGCAGGTGTGTGTTCCGGTAGTTCTCTTCTTCTTCGAGTAGCTCGAGCAATTCGATTTGCTCTTCGTCGCTCAGGTTATCAAGAATCGCGTCCAGTTCCACGGTTGAATAGCTCCTTGATACGAGAGCGTCGCTTATCGCGATCTCCCTTATCAGGTGTCACGTCTTCAACTTGCGACTGCTCTTTGAGGCCCAAATCACGGGCGATGATGTTAGCGTTGAGAAGGTCAGCGGCTGCGCCAGAGAATTTCTGGTCGTAGATGACCTGTTCTGCTCGCGTAACGACTTCAGATAAATCTTCTCGCAGGCGATATGTGCGCCATGTTTCAAGCGTCACATCAATGAACAGAGTGAGGCCTGTAATAGTCATCGCTCGCATCTTGGCGATAGGCTCTTGTATCACTTCACCCTGATACGAGAATGCCTTCATCTCCCATAGCGGGTTAGCTTCCACCCACTCGAAGTATTCACAACAAGCAGCCCACAGCGCCTCTGGCGATTCGAATTTAGGATTTCGCCCATGACTACTGCGGGCCTCCCAAAATCGGTTGCCCTTTGGTGCTGCCATATTCATCTCACTTAGTTGTTATTTCAGGCTGAGCATCATGCTCCGGTAGTAAACAGGTCTAACGCTTCCTTCGATTTACGCACCGCTTCGATAGTGCGGGTCGTGATATCTGAATTAGCGCCGCCTGACTGGAAGTGAATTTTGAATAGTTCAAGCTTCAACTCGTCAGTACCAATGAACTGAAATGCTTCTTCTGCGGCTGCGTTCTGGTTCATGACCAGTTTGTAAATCTCTAACTGGAATTTCTGTTCTTCAGTCATGGGAATAATCTCTGCCATTGTTGGCTCCGTTTATCCGTTAAAAGGGATATCAGTTAAGTTATCCCGTGTAGGGTATAAGCCATTATCAAAGCCACTCTGTAGGGAATGGCTTTTGTGATGGCAATAAAAAAGGCCGACTTAGCGACCTGTTAGTTGTTCACAACTTCCATTGAAGGTCCAGTATGTCGAAAAATGATCCGCATTTAGGGGGATTTTCCATTCTTGCCCTCTCTTCAGCCGCTTTGTAATAAGCCATTGGCCTTTTCACACCATCAGCACCAGTGATGTATTCAACGCCTTCCTTCGGATCTTTGTTCACGAAAACCATCGCAACCTCTTCCACTTGTTCATCATCAATTCAGCGGATGTCTTTCCATCAGTCCGCCACCACAAAGAATCTTTTTTGCCATAAGACAGGAGGTTCATCTTTCAGTGGCTGCCAGTGTTATTTCCCCAACTTACTGGCTTGGGTTGTTTCGCTGTACTGCCGTTAACTGGTGGCCCAGAATAAATTCCGGTTTCATTATCAAGCCCACCCGTAAATGGGCTTTGTAATGGCTACTTCACTTTTGCTTTTGCTTCCGCTCGCTTACGCCGGCGCTCTTCTTTCCTCTCGGCTTTTGCCATGTCCATGAATGCCTGCATGATCGAGTTCCGCATCATGTAGCTAACAAAGTGATGATTGACACAGCCGTTGAGGCGCAGCTGCTCGCCAAACTCATCCACCGAGGCCAATGCTTCCATCATGCCCTTCTCACCATTCATGAACTCTGAGAAGTCACGCCCCGCTCTGGAGGCGCATTCAATGACACGATCACTCATCCCGGAAGCCCGGGTATCGTAATCTGCAGCTGGTTAGCCAGGGAGTTAATCTCAGCGACCAACACTGGCTTCGTATAGCGCCATGCTGCCAGCCCTTGTCCGCAGAAGCTCGCCATGTCTTTCTTCTGGTCAAACTCATGACATTTCATGTTGAGCTGCGCACTTAAGCTGTTGCGATGCTGAAGTTCTCCGGTGAAGTAGTCATCGAGGACTTTATAGGCCGCGTACTTGAACCCGGGGTTTAACCAAGCCGCATAATCGTAAGCAACAAACTTCCCGCCATATGTTCCACCGTGTACACCGCGCTCAGTAAAAACCACAGATTCGTGGTTTTTCTCCAACTCGGCTAAGAACTCTTTGGTCTGCTTGTTTCGCAGGTAGTGGTAAGGCGATTCAGATTCACTTTTACCACTGGCTTTCCACATATCAGTGAGGCAGATCATGCCATCTTCACCGATACGAATTGGTTGATTGAAGAGGGTTAATGATTTCATAGCGTGTACCTACTCTTTGAAATGAACCTTTGCCGCACAGGAAACCAGCCCACCGAGGCTCGCCAGCACTAACTGGTATCCTCAAAGGCCCATTCCAAAGGTGCAGGTTCGGTGTAAAAAACATGCGTTGCGGTACGCATTTATTGCAAAAAGCCCCGCATCGCGAGGCTCATTAAATGGACTTTGTGATTTGCAAAAAAATTATTTCAGGCATTGCGTCCTGATGTACTCCTGCAGGTAGTTAACCTGCGCGGTTATCTTGTCGATTCCACTTCGGAGACGGTAATAATTGAGTTCAGCATCTGCTGTAAGTCCTGGGCTTTCTCCATCGCCCATGCCGCTGGCTCCGGTCGTTGACTTTGCACAGGTGGCGGCGACTTGCAGGCGCTTACGCCCAGCAGAAACATCAGCACGGAGACTTTCGATAGTCGCGTTAGCATCAGCAAGCTCCTTTGTGTATCTGGCGTCAAGTTCTGCTACATCACGTTGACGCTTCTGCATGTCAGCGATTGTGGATGTGGCCTTATCGCGCTGCTCTTTGTAGGTCATGGCGTTATCACGGTAATGATTAACAGCCCATGACAGGCAGACGATGATGCAAATAACCAGAGCGGAGATAATTGCGGTGACTCTGCTCATACATCAATCTCTCTGACCGTTCCGCCCGCTTCTTTGAATTTTGCAATCAGGCTATCAGCCTTATGCTCGAACTGGCCATAACCAGCACCCGGCAGCGAAGCCCAGATATTGCTGCAACGGTCGATTGCCTGACGGATATCACCGCGATCAATCATCGGTAAAGCGCCACGCTCTTTAATCTGCTGCAATGCCACAGCGTCCTGGCTTTTCGGAGAGAAGTCTTTCAGGCCAAGCTGCTTACGATAGGCATCCCACCAACGGGAAAGAAGCTGGTAACGTCCGGCTGCTGTTGATTTGAGTTTTGGGTTTAGCGTGACAAGTTTGCGAGGGTGATCGGAGTAATCAGTGAATAGCTCTCCGCCAACAATGACGTCATAACCATGATTTCTGGTTTTCTGACGTCCGTTATCAGTCCCCTCTGACCACGCCAGCATATCGAGGAACGCCTTACGTTGATTATTGATTTCCACCATCTTCTACTCCGGCTTTTTTAGCAGCGAAGCGTTTGATAAGCGAACCAATCGAGTCAGTACCGATGTAGCCGATGAACACGCTCGTTATATAAGCGAGATTGCTACTTAGTCCGGCGAAGTCGAGAAGGTCACGAATGAACCAGGCGATAATGGCGCACATCGTTGCGTCGATTACTGTTTTTGTAAACGCACCGCCATTATATCTGCCGCGAAGGTACGCCATTGCAAACGCAAGGATTGCCCCGATGCCTTGTTCCTTTGCCGCGAGAATGGCGGCTAACAGGTCATGTTTTTCTGGCATCTTCATGTCTTACCCCCAATAAGGGGATTTGCTCTATTTAATTAGGAATAAGGTCGATTACTGATAGAACAAATCCAGGCTACTGTGTTTAGTAATCAGATTTGTTCGTGACCGATATGCACGGGCAAAACGGCAGGAGGTTGTTAGCGCAACCTCTTGCCACCCGCTTTCACGAAGCCAGCCATTGAGCTGGTTTTCTTTTATGCAAAGCACACCGCACCGTAGCCACAGCGGATAAGGTGATTATTTTTGTCTGTCTGGTATTTGGTTTGATGTGCTTTCAGAAAGGCCGTGCTTAAAACGCAAAAAGCCCCGAGCTATTAACTCAGGGCTTTATTTAACGAGTGCATTTATCCATCGTTGAGTCAAATTTACCCAACTTTATTCAAAAAGTCAATATTATGCCGTTAATATGTTGCCATCCGTGGCAATCATGCTGCTAACGTGTGACCGCATTCAAAATGTTGTCTGCGATTGACTCTTCTTTGTGGCATTGCACCACCAGAGCGTCATACAGCGGCTTAACAGTGCGTGACCAGGTGGGTTGGGTAAGATTTGGGATTAGCATCGTCACAGCGCGATATGCGGCGCTTGCTGGCATCCTTGAATAGCCGACACCTTTGCATCTTCCGCATTCTTTCTCAACAACTCTCCCCCACTGCTCTGTTTTTGCTATATCAACCGCACGGCCTGTACCGTGGCAATCTCTGCATCTTGCGCCCGGCGTCGCGGCACTACGGCAATAATCCGCATAAGCGAATGTTGCGAGCACTTGCAGTACCTTTGCCTTAGTATTTCCTTCAAGCTTTGCCACACCACGGTATTTCCCCGATACCTTGTGTGCAAATTGCATCAGATAGTTGATAGCCTTTTGTTTGTCGTTCTGGCTGAGTTCGTGCTTACCACAGAATGCAGCCATGCCGAATCCGGCTTGTGATTGCGCCATCCCCATAGCAGCCATCACATCAGTACCGGAAAGAGAGTCAGAAGCCGTGGCCCGTGGTGAGTCACTCATCATCGGGCTTTTTGGCGAATGAAATTTAGCTACGCTTTCGAGTCTCATGCGCCTTCTCCCTGTACCTGAATCAATGTGAGGTTTCCGCAGAACACTGCGCCGGTATCGATATACATCTGGTTGGCAAACTTGAGTGGTTTCACTGCTGGCGTATGACCAAAGATGAACGTGTCCGCGCCTTTGATTTCTTTCACGATCCCGTCTTGTGAGTTGCTGATTCGTTCGCGGTTCCAGATTACCTGCTGATGATCAACTGGCTTTCCAAACTCGTATTCGTCACAAGGATAATCGGCGTGGCAGATGACGTATTTTTTACCTTTGCTCACCAGTTCGATGATTAACGGAAGTTCATCTGCTTTATGGGCAAGAGCTTTAGCCAGAATTTCTTTGTCGTAATCGAGATTAAAGAGCCAGCCACCGCCATTAAACAGCCAGTGATTGACGTTTCCACGCTCTGATAAGCCATCAATCATCATTTGCTCATGGTTTCCACGTACAGCTCTGAACCAGGTGAATGTGATTAATTCCAGGCATTCAACGTTCTCTGTACCGCGATCGACCAAATCGCCAACAGAGATAAGCAGGTCTTTTTTGGTGTCGAATCCTATCGTCTCCAGTTTTTCCATCAGGTTCGTGTAGCATCCGTGCAGATCGCCAACTACCCAAATATTTCGGTATTTGCTGCCATCAATTCTTTCGTAATAGCGCATCTCTTTCACTCCATCCGCGATGAACCATAAGAACGTCGTTGACGATGGCGTGCATTTTCCCGTCTTTATCATCAACGTATTTTCTGACCGTACCGCGACTACATTTCAGTCTGCGTGCTACTTCTGTCTGGTTTCCGTATGCTTCAACGAGCATGTCTGGAATGGTTTTTACTGAGAACGTCATGCGGCCTCACTTCTGCTATTTCGCAGGTCTTTGAGTTTCTGTTGGTACTCTGCCTTGATTGCCTTGCACTCTTCGACAGTCCAGCGATGGCGGTTATGGTTTGATTCGATTTCGTCTACTGCTTCCTGCCCGATCCGGTTAATCAGTTCGACGCGATACGGAACGAGATTTCCGCTTTTATGCTGGTTGCACACCACGCATTGCTTGTGAATATTGCGTTCATCAAATCGGAGTTGAGGTGCCGCAGCAGTTGTCCGGTAATGTCCGGCATCCCACTGAGCAGACGTGAGCGTTCCGCACGAGATACATGGTAAGTCGCGGTCTCTTTCTCTGATGAAGGCGTTTACGGCTTGTTGGGCTTGTTTAATCCAGTAACTGCGGGGCTTTAAGGCGAGTTTTCGAATCTTAAGTTTATCTTTCTGTTTCTGCTCCTCTCGTCGTCGTTTCTTCTCTGCTGCTTTTTCCGCTTTTTCGCGTTCTTTACTTCGTCGTTCGAGTGCTATCTTGGTTCCACACTCTGGAGAGCACCACCACTGATTGGCGAATGCAGGGTGAAACCATTCCCGACATTCATCGTTTTTACATCGTCTTCGCGCTGGTTTAGCCATCGTCTTCTTCCTCGTACATTGAGCTATTCGGATCGCTCATCAGTTCTGCGCAGCAGTGCTCACACACGTGAACTTCCAGCACATGCAGCTTCTGACCGCAGTTAGCGCACGTTAATGCCCGCTCGACGCTTTCTTTCTGGTATTGAATGGATTGGGATGGGCTAAGCATTATTGGATTCTCTGCATCATGAGAAAGACAATCATGGCGGCGCGGAGGGGATTTTCATGTATAGCTCGCTTAGATTTACAGTAGGTCACACCGCGTGCACCCCACTCGTCTTCATCGAGATTGATAATGCTAATCCTGTATTTTTCAATAATCGGCCATGCGTCTGCTGGGTTTGCGCATGGGTTAAAGGAACCGCGCTCAACTTCTACTTCAACTGCGTCTCCGTTTACAATGTCTCCCTCAAATGAGACAAACACCATATCGCCATTCTCACCTTCTTTGTAATCCGGTGATCCGTTATGAATAGCTTCGAATACCGCCACGTTAATTTCAAAATCACTTAACTGTGAATAATCCATTGTCATTTCCTCGCACGATGTCTTAGCCACCGGATATCCCACAGGTGAGCCGTGTAGTTGAAGGTTTTTACGTCAGATTCTTTTGGGATTGGCTTGCGTTTATTTCTGGAGCGTTTCGTTGGAAGGTATTTGCAGTTTTCGCAGATGATGTCGGTGATGCTTCGTCGCTGTCGCCTCATGCCGCCCTCCTGACGCCCTGCCCGATCGCCATCAATGCCGCTTTGGATACGGTAGTAAACATCCGTCGAGGACTGATGAACGGTCGCCAAATCAGCAGCATGGAGCCTTTGCTGTTTCCCTTCTTCTCCAGCCCCGTCGATGGTTCGATAAAATTAATCCGTCCATCAGTGATAATGCGAACTTCGTCAACACTCTCCAGAGCCTTGCTGAACCATCCGACAGACATATCCTCTGGCACAAGCATCACTACCGGCTGTCGCTGTTGTATGCACTGCTCAGCGGCTTTTTCCACCCACGGCCTGATACTGCTGTACGGTGGGTTATTCCAGATTGCACCGTGGCTTATCCACTCAGAATTTAGCGCGTCGTCAGCCTCAGTTAGCCAGTGAGCGCACAGAGCATTTTTGTCGCTCGCTGCCGAATCCAGCCAGAATCCAAACTCAATATCCAGTGCATCAAAAAGCCAAAGCGGCGTTTGCCAGCAGTCCTTGTCGTGTGCTGGCGTATTTGATTTGATAGTCATGCAGCCCGATCTCCCCATCGCGCTTTCCACTCCAGAGCCAGTCGCGCTTCGTCTGACCACTTAACGCCACGCTCTGTACCGAATGCCTGTATAATCTCTAATAGCTCCGCAAATTCGCTTACACGCATCCTGCTGGTTGACTGGCCTATTACCACAAAGCCATTCCCGGCAAGGTTAGGAACAACGTCCTGCTGCTTTAATGCTGCGGTAAACACACACTTCCAGCTTTCTGCATCCAGCCAGCGCCCATGCCATTCAACCTGACGAGAGACGTCACCAAGGCAAGCCCAAAGCTTCCGATTTTGGTCTAAGCTGCGGTTGCGTTCCTGGATGGTCACTACGATTGGTTTGGTTGGGTCTGGAAGGATTTGCTGTACTGCGTGAATAGCGTTTTGCTGATGTGCCGGAGATCGAATTTCAAAGGTTAGTTTTTTCATGACTTCCCTCTCCCCCAAATAAAAAGGCCTGCGATTACCAGCAGGCCTGTTATTAGCTCAGTGATGTAGATGGTCATACGTCAGCCCCTTGTGCATATCGTCTGCCACGCGCAGCAGGTGCATTTGATGCTGTGCAAATCTGTCTGGCTTCATCCTGGTCACATGCAACAAAGTGTCCGTTGCAGAACCGCTGGTAAACCGTACCAAGCGAGCCAAAACGGTTTTTCGTCACGATGATTTCAGCAAATGGCGCGGCGCTACTGTTCTCGTCATATACCGCTTCCCGATAGAGCATGATGATTGAGTCTGCGTCCTGCTCAATGCTTCCTGAATCACGCAAATCTGCGTTTGTCGGTCGTTTGTTTGGTCGCTTCTCAACATCGCGCGAAAGCTGACTCAGGGAGATAACAGGCGTTTTCAGGTCTTTCGCCATCGCCTTCAGGCTTCCGGAGATGTGAGCAATTGCGAGGTCGTTGCGGTCTGCTTTCGGCTTCTCAATCAGGCCAAGATAATCCGCCATGATGAGTGACAGGTTTGGATTTTCCTGTTTGTGCCGTTCTGCGATTGAGCGTATTTCTTCGACCGATAACCGCGAGGCATCGACTACCCATACATCCAAATCTGCAAGCTGACTCATGCCGTTAGCAACGCGCGCCCAGCCTTCGTCATCCATCGATGCAGGATTTCGCAGCACGCTAACCGACATCCTCCCGGCGTTGGCAATGCTTCGCTCTGCAATCTGCAATGCGCTCATTTCCATCGAGAAAATTAATACTCCGCGCCGGACGTCAGAACCAGGAATAACGCGGCTTGCAACGCCTTCGGCAATCTTCAGCGCCAGCTCGGTTTTCCCCATACCAGGACGAGCAGCGATTATCACCAGGTCTTCCGCGTTCATCCCTCCGGTGATGGCATCAAGTTCTTCGATTCCGGTCTTCAGGGTATCTGACTCTTCTCCGTTCCTCAGACGCCTGTCAAGCGTGTCAGTGTAGTCGGTGATGATTTCCCCTAACCGTACCGGTTTAACCTCGTCACGGGGCTTTCTGATGGCTGAAAGACGCTTTACAAGTTCATCCATCGCCTGACTCGATGCGTCGATGGTTCCGCTCTGAATTGGTTCACGCATTTCATCCATGATTTCCAGCACCAGACGGCGGTGATAGTTATCCGCGACCATTCCGGCATATCCCTTCAGGTTTGCGGCACTCGGGCAGTTTTTGCTGGTCATCAGGATTGACGTGAAATGCTCCTCTCCGCACGCCTCGGCAACCATCAGCGCGTCGATTAGGTTTCTGTTTCTCGCCTGCTTGCGGATAACCTCGAAGGCTTTCCGGTAGAGCGGAATTGAAAACGCTTCCGGCTCCAGCGTTGCCAGAACGTCGCTGGCGGTTGGTGTTAATCCACCAATCAGCAGGCCACCGATAACGCTCGCTTCGATATCCTGTTTCATGCAATCCCCCTGTCTGCAAACTTCCCTTCCCGAACTCCCGTTAACGAATCTTCCCTCAGCAGGTAATCAAAATCGGCCGTCCAGCCAGTGTCGTTGTCTCCGAAGTAAAACGGCTTGGCCTGATGTACAAACGCCCTGACATACGCTCTGAAACCGTCCACGTTTGGCGTTTTCAGTTGCGGGATGATTTTCTTCAGGCGGCGTTTGCGTTTCTCGTTGACCGCAACAGCGTGTGGCAGTCTGTCACCGACTTCGGTGTTGTAGGCGTTCAGGAAGGATTCGTAGTCGATTCGTTCTGCCTTGCGACGTTCAGGTTTAACCTGCCCATCGCCTCCCCCATTGGGGGGTAGGGGGGTATTATTTATATTCTTGTTAATACCTTCTTGTTCATGATGTGCGGTTGTTTGTGCGGCTTTATGTGCGCTTTCATGTGCGGCATGTACGCTGAAAGCAGCGCCATTACTGGCTTCGCCATGTGCGGCATCATGTGCGGTTGTTTGTGCGGCTTCATGTGCGGGTAAATTGTCCATTTTTTGAGCATATTCATGGTAATTTGTGATGGTTATCACACGACCTTTTTGCTTCTCTCCATCAATGGAGATCATCCCCTCTTTCACAAAAACCTGAAGCATCCGCTCAACCTGATCACGGCTTGCTGGCTTGCCATGTCTGTCGCATAACTGAAGACCTAAATCAGCTGCTGTCACAACCAGTTGACCGGGTTGCAGATGCCATTCATGACCTTTGAAATTCGCTTTGTATGGCTTTCTGGCGGCATTCAGGAGAAGGTTTTCCCACAGGGTGCGAAGATAAACATCTTTCGCCCATGACTGTTTCAGAATGCTCCGGTACAACGGAATGTAACCAGTTTTCTGGTTCTCCATCCTGTTGCTCCTGCGCTCGTGTGCGGCGCTGAAATCGTAGATTTTTGCTGTATTGCTCATAACTACCTGCCTTGACGAAAGACCTTAAGAACATCGTTAAACTGACTTACGGATATGTCTTCTTTGAGAAGCTTTTCCAGAAATGCGTTTGGAATGAACGTATATCCCTCCTCTTTTGGTAGAGACGGGAGCAACGCCCTCGCCTCAGCCTTCAGAAGCTCAGTTCTGGCAACTTTCACAAAAGAGATTTGAGTTCTTTCATCAATGGAACGAAGGAAGCGCAAACGCTTAGCTTCTTTGTGTGTATCAGGTGGATTAAAGCCTTTGTTTCGCATATAATTACCTCGTTGGATGTTGTTAAAATTCCATTTGTATTTGATCAGAACGCTCGGTTGCCGCCGGGCGTTTTTTATTGGTGAGAATCGAAGCAACTTGTCGTGCCAATCGAGCCATGTCGTCGTCGACAACACCCCATTCAAGAACAGCAAGCAGCATTGAGAACTTTGGAATCCAGTCCCTCTTCCACCTGCTGATCTGCGACTTATCAACTCCCACAGCTTCCGCTGTCTTCTCAGTTCCAAGCATTGCGATTTTGTTAAGCAACGCACTCTCGATTCTTAGAGCCTCGTTGCGTTTGTTTGCACGAACCATATGTAAGTATTTCCTTAACAAATAAGAAGTTATGCGCATCAACTTATGCGCGTTGTATTCCCGCATTTCGGCGGGACAATCCCATCAATGTTAAAGAGCAATTTGCTTATGCCGCTTTGCGGTAAGCGCTTTCTTGATACTTCAGGGCGCCAGCTGTAACGACTTCCAGTCGATAGGCGTCTTTCTCTGGGATGACTTCCTTCCACTGAGAGACTGCTGCATCGCTAATGCCTAACGCTTTAGCTACAGCACGCTGGGTTCCGAAGTGGTCGATAACATCTTTCTTGTACATAGACTCGCTCCGAAATTAAAGAACACTTAAATTATCCACTAAAGGAATCTTAAGTCAAGTTTATTTAAGATGTCTTAACTATGAAAACTCAATTGATGGGAGAGCGCATTCGCGCTCGGAGAAAAGAACTTAAGATCAGGCAGGCCGCACTTGGAAAGATGGTCGGCGTGTCTAATGTTGCCATATCTCAGTGGGAACGCTCTGAGACAGAGCCAAATGGAGAGAATCTTCTCGCCCTGGCTAATGCGTTGAAGTGTTCCCCTGACTATCTGATGAAAGGAGAGGAAAGTCTTTCAAACATTGCCTATCACAGTAGGCATGATCCAAGAGGGTCATACCCTCTGATTAGCTGGGTGAGCGCAGGATGCTGGATGGAAGCTGTAGAACCATATCATAAGCGTGCAATAGATAACTGGTACGATACAACCGTAGACTGTTCAGAAGATTCGTTTTGGTTGGACGTGAAGGGAGACTCAATGACGGCTCCGGCCGGTCTCAGTATCCCTGAAGGAATGATAATACTCGTCGATCCTGAAGTAGAGCCGCGTAACGGGAAACTGGTAGTTGCAAAGCTCGAAGGAGAAAACGAGGCAACTTTCAAGAAGTTAGTTATTGATGCAGGCAGGAAGTTTCTAAAACCACTTAACCCACAATATCCGATGATCGAGATCAACGGAAACTGCAAAATCATCGGCGTAGTTGTCGATGCAAAACTAGCAAACCTTCCATAAGGGGGCATTCGCCCCTTTTTTTTATTTCCTTTAAAAATCAAAGCCAAACTTAAGTTACGAAAGAAAATTTAAGTTTTCTTCAAAAATACTCTTGACCATTAATTAAAGAGATCTTAAATTTAAGCCATCAGCAGGACGCTGGTAGCCAAACGGAACAGATTGGCATGCTCTTTAACATTGATGGGATTGTCCCGCCGAAATGCGGGAACCAAAGAGTAGTTGGCTTTGGGGTGACGTGAAGTGCAGCTGCACGACGGCAACCGGAAGATAAGCACCCGGCGCGTCACCGCCAAAGTCAATCATCGGAGGTCAACATGACAGTAGTCATTACATATCTGGCTGACGATAACGCCAGAAATCGCCGCAGAGCACGCAGACAGGCTCAACGTGAACAGGCAATGCAAGAGCAGCGACTGGCACGAAAAATTGCGCTAAAGCTCTCTGGTTGCGTCAGAGCAGATAAAGCAGCATCACTCGGAAGCCTTCGCTGCAAGAAGGCAGAAGAAGTCGAGCGTAAACAGAATCGTATTTACTACCGCAAGCCACGCAGTGAAATGGGTGTGACTTGTGTTGGTCGCCAGAAAATGAAATTAGGCAGCAAACCACTTATTTGAGGTGATATATGGAATTTCATGAAAGTGCGATTTATGATTTTCGCGCTAACGCAAATTCAGTAAAACCACAGCCAATTGCAGTTCTTTTTAAAACAATGGGGGCGTGGGCTGTTTTATGCTTCGCCGCTGACGACACTGACGCAAGAATGGCAATAGGCCAAGAGATGGAGATGGACCCGACAAACGATGAATTCATAATTTATGGCGCTCCATCTAATTACTTACTTGATACCTGCAACATTTACAACAAGGCTGCCTGATGGTGGCCTTTATTTTTGGCATAAACAACAGAGGATAACATGGAATTTAAAGGTACTGAAGGCAAGTGGGAAATAATGATGGATGGCGACGAGATTAAAATAATCCAGGCAGACTCACTTGAAAATGGCGCAGGCTGGCGTTCGTATATTGCAATCTGTGAGGAAGTTCAATGCATTGAAGATGCCAATCTAATAGCGGCAGCACCTGACCTTCTCGAAGCACTTCAGTTATTACTTAAGCAAACCAAAAATAGAACAACGACAACATATCCAGAATGGTATGGAGCTGTTAATAAAGGTCTTGCAGCAATCAGAAAAGCTCTTGGGGAAGAATGATGAATAAGAAATACATTGTTGAAGTTATAGAGCGAGAAACAAAAGAAGTAATTAAACATTTCGAATTTGATAATTATAGAAAAGCTGACCGCGTAGAAGAAGGATTGTTGCGACAAAGTAATCTCGAAAAATTTGATGTTGTCACGCGATGCGAATAAGCACCTATAGCAGATTTACGAGTCTGCTATGTGAGCAATGTCGCTCGTAACTAAACAGGAGCCGACTTGTTCTGATTATTGGAAATCTTCTTTGCCCTCCAGTGTGAGGGCAATTTTTTTGACGGAGGAATTATGGAAATTACAGATATTCTGGTTAATCCAGATAATTACGACCAATTCAATATCTCTACTCAATCAGTTGATTTGGGATGTGCAACTGTCAGCGCATGGCTACTTAATGGTAAACAGTTGGATAAATGCCTTGATGCACATATGACGGTTAACAGCTTCCTTGCAGAAAAGACACACTGGCAAGATGCTGGAGGGAAATATGCTGGATGGCTTGAAAGCATGGGATTTGAATATCAATCTGATGAAGGTTGGTGGAGCCTTATAGCTGTAACGCCTGAGACAATAGAATGCTTCGTTAAATACTCAAACGACGATGACTATAAACACCAGGTAGACTCTGCGATAGAAAGATACAAAAGAAAATCGTTCAACCACGAAATATCATCAGTTCTTGATTTCATAGAAGTCTTCAAATAAGCCGCCAAGCGCGGCTTTACCGCATACCAATAACGCTTCACTCGAGGCGTTTTCGTTATGCAATCAAATATAAGGAGTTACCCATGATGCACTTTCAGCTCGCGGGTAGCGGCGTCATGTCCGCTTTCTACCCGCACGAATCTGAATTATCACGCCGAGTTAAACAATTAATCAGAGCAGCAAAGAAACAACTGGAGGCGTTATGCGCAATGAAATAGCCATCAATCACCAGATGCTTCGTGCAGCACAAAACAAAGCAGTAATAGCCAGATTTATTGGTGATTCCAAAATGTGGCTTGAAGCAAATAAAGCGATGAAATCAGCGATCAACATTCCGTGGTATCGCAGGAAATGAGTTTTACAGATAACTGGTCAGACGAAGAATTCATTCGTCAGATGAACAAAATGCTCAATCAGCACAAAGAACAGGAGAAAGATGATGATTCTGACTCTGAATGATAAGCGTGAAATATCGCAAATCATCGCAAGTTTTACCGATGATGATTACGAACGAATCAACAGTGAAGTTGATCGCCTCTGCAAACGTTGCGACCCAATAAGCGAAATGCTTCGCTCATATAAACCAGATGAACACACTAAGGACGCTATCGACTGGCTGGAAGATGATGACTGTAACTATCAGGAAAAAGCCGCTGAATGGTTCTGGGATGCAATAACCGAAAGAGTTAAGGCTGAATATGCCTTCGCAATATTCAAACGCAGACATATTTATGGAGAAGCTGCATGAGCAATATCGTTGAATTCGTTAAACAGCAAGAGCAGTTATTCTGCGGAGCATTGACTGAACAGACGGTGACATGGGCTAAGGAAAGCCAGTTTGCAATTCAGTATTTCCAGAAAAACGATTACCTGGCTAAAACAGCACTGGCAAATCCAACCAGCGCACAGAACGCCATCATCAATGTTGCGGCGATCGGCATCACCTTAAACCCGGCCAGCAAACTGGCTTATCTGGTTCCTCGCGACGGCATGGTGTGCCTTGATATCAGTTACATGGGATTACTTCATCTTGCGCAATCGACAGGATCAATTAAGTGGGGGCAATGCAAACTGGTGTACTCAAACGACACCTATGAATCAAATGGCCTTGATTCAGCACCAACCCACAAATACAACGCATTTGGTGAGCGAGGCTCTATTGTTGGAGGTTATTGCACGGTTAAAACAGCAGATGGTGACTACCTGACTGAAGAAATGAGTCTGGCAGAAATTAAAGCTGTGGAAGCAACGAGCAAGGCAAAGAATGGACCGTGGAAAACATTCTGGGAAGAGATGGCGCGTAAAACAATAGTTAAACGCGCCAGCAAATACTGGCCTAAAGCCCAGCGACTGGATAATGCCATTCACCTTCTTAACGAAGATGAAGGTATGCATCAGGAACCAGTTATGCCGCACAAATCAGAGGAAGATATCCGCGAAGATGAACGGAAACGCCAGCAGGAAATAATGGATAAAGCACAACTTCTTTGCGATGAAATGGCTCAGGCAGAAAACATGGACGATTTGAAGCGATATTTTGCAGAAGCATATCGCCTGACATCTGGAATGAAATTGCAGCAGAACGTACAAGCCATTTACATAGAATGCAAAGCGAAACTGGAGGTTGCCAGTGAGCAAACTGTATGAAATTGCCAATGAATACGCAAAATTGATGGATTCAGATTTAGAACCAGAGATGATTGCTGACACAATAGAAGGCATGGAAGGAGAATTTACCGATAAAATAGAGCAACTTCTCGCCATTATTAAAAATGAATCTGGTTATGCTGAACGCCTCAAGGAAGAGGCAAAGTCACTAAATGAGCGAGCCGTAGTAATTCAAAATAAGATTGACAGCATTATGGCGTATATAGCGTCATCGCTTGAAATGGTTGGCAAGAAAAAGATTCGAGCAGGTATTCACCAGGTAACAATCCGCAAACCGTCAGAAACTGTAGAAATCATCGACTCAAGCGCCCTTCCTCCTGAATACGTTGAGTTCGAAACGACAATTAAAGCCGACAAACTGGCAATCAAACACCAACTAAAAGCAGGAATAAATATCCCCGGTGCTCAACTCAAAGTTGGGAAACCTTCACTTCTTATCAAATAACGGTATCGCCTATGAAAAAGACTCCATGGGAGAAATGGGAAGTCGATTTCTTGCGCGAAGTAGCGGCGACAATGCCAGTTGAAGTTATCGCTGAAAAACTGGAAAGGACTGAAAAAGCAGTTATGGCGAAAGCAACAAGGATTGGCGCTGACATTGTTAGCCGACTTCGTGGAAGACGCTGGACAAGAGCCGAAGTATCACTTTTCGGTAAGTTCTCCGCAGAAGAAATAGCAATTGCAACCTGCCGCTCAATTTATTCAGTAAGAGCTATGCGATACAAGCTAAAAAAACTCGATGAAGAAAGAGCAGGCATACGAATAAATTAACAAAGAGGAATTTACCATGAGAGGACTTGCATACAATCCCGGCATTCTTCCGGCAGAAATGATTATTCGCCAACGCGTAAAGCCAATGCCATCGAGAGAGGAATTGCTTAAGAGAAATTCTTTTCCGTCAGTAAATCAAAACAAATATCTGAATGCGATGTTGCGGAGTGGGAAAAAATGAAACAAATGTCACTAATTGAGATGGATGGATTTCTGAAAGGTAAATGCATCCCAAGTGATTTAAAGGTTAACGAAACAAACGCTGAATATCTGGTGCGTAAGTTCGGTGAACTTGAATCAAAACTAGAAACGGCGTTTCGTGAGTGTCGTTCTTCCGGAATCACGATTGATAACCTTGAAGCCAAGTGCGAGGCGCTGGCGGCGGAGAATGCGAGGCTGAAATCTGCGGTAACTCAGCAAATTGAGCTTCGTGCGGAGATAAAAAAGGCAGGCAGGCCACCTCACGCTGACTTCTGGGTTCAGTCAATTTGCGAAGCTGAGGAAAAGGTTAAGCGAGCGCTTGAAGAAACCCAAGCCACCGATGCTTTCCTGGCTGAAGTACGGGCGCAGGGGGTAGAGATGTACGCAGATAACCTCGACAACGGAGCAGACGACGCAGAACGAGGTGGTTTTGATTATGCCGTTAAGTTTCTACGCAGTGAAGCGTCTGGTGTACGTTTGTTCGCCGACCAGCTTCGCAAAGGAGGAAACCAGTGAGCAAGATTGACTATCAGGCACTGCGTGAGGCGGCAGAGAAGGCAACGTGGGGAGACTGGGACTCATATAAACCACACCGTGGCGCACGTGGTTATGAGGTCCGACTAAGTAGTCAGGCGATTACGCAACACGTTCTGAAAAACAACGCTGAATTTATTGCTGCCTTTAATCCAAAGGTTGCTTTGGCACTACTGGATGAACGGGAAAGGAACCAGCAATACATCAAATCCCGCGACCAGGAGAACGAGGAAATTGCGCTAACGGTAGGGAAGCTGCGCGTTGAGCTGGAAGGCAAAGACAGCAAAATAGCCAATCTTACCGCCGAACGCGATGCTCTTCGTGAAGGTGAGATGGGCGACGCTAGGCATAGCAGCACACGGGCCGCAGCTGATATCTACTTCCAACTGGTCGAGGAGTGCGAAATTCCTGCTGGCGGATCTCTGGTCGAGTACGTTGATGATATGCGCGAGAAGCTGGAAGCCGCAGAGAAGCGCATTGCTGAGCTGGAGTTGCGGGAGGTTGTGCTTCCGCAATGCTATAGCATGTTGCATCGCGTCGATTTTGACGAGCCTTACCACACTGAAATGGTTTACAGGCAGCATCAGGTTCTTGAGGCACTGCACAACGCTGGAATAAACGTCACCGAAGCATGTAAAGGAGAGGCATCATGAGCACTATCACAAGAGAATGGCTGCAGCAGGCTATCAACGATTATGAAAGCGTTCGTGATGAGCTTCCTTTCGGGCTTGATGATTACCAGGGGAATATCCTGGCTGCCCTGCGTATTGCACTGGCATCGCTGGAAGCAGAGCCTATTGGCGCATTCCACATTGCAGAACAGCAAGTTGACGGCACAAGTGACTACATCAAGGATGGGGAATGGCCTATTGATAATGGGATTATTGAAGTCTACGCCGCTCCGCCAGTACCGGTAGTACCTGCTGCATTACCTGAGAACGACGATGAGGATGGGCATGACATTGATTATCTTGAGCCATCTGAAGTTTACGCGCTTGGGCGAACAGCTGGCTGGAACGCCTGCCGCGCCGCCATGCTTCAGGGTAAATCCGAACAACCACAAAACGCACAACAAAATATTCCGGAAAATATTCCCGGTGGCAACTCTCCGGTAACTCCGGATGGTTGGATAAGCTGTAGTGAGCGAATGCCTGTAATTGGCGAGCTAAATTGGAGAACTAGTTTTCCTTTACTGGTTACGTGTGAGATCGGCGTTATACCTGCTTATTACGGCTTTGTGAGAGTTAATGGGAATAAGCATTATGGTTTTATGGAGAGTCTTAAATATGGAGATGATAGCGGCAACCATCCTCAAACTAATGAATATGACCTGATTAGCAATGTCACACACTGGATGCCGCTACCAGAACCTCCGCAGGAGGTGAAATGATGGATGTAAAAGAGAAGGTTTTGCAGGTGATGCGTTCCCGGGCTGCCCTGCAAGATAAAGCTCTCGGCGGGGAATATCCATTCAGGATGGCAACCTGGAATCTGCGGTTGGCAATGGAGAAGGAATTTCCTGATGAAGAATGGCGTTCGGCAGATTTGCGCAAAATTCTTATGGAGATGGCTAAAGACGGAACAGTATCCAAAGATACCTATGCCAGCCGGATTGGTCAGGCGGTATGGAGACTGGAGGTGCGGTAATGGCTAACCTGCAACTTGCTGTCAAAGGTGAATACTTCGATGCCATGATTCGCGGGGAGAAAACGGAAGAGTATCGCCTGTGTAATGACTACTGGAAAAAGCGCCTCGTTAACCGTAAGTATGACCGCCTGATTATCACAAAGGGATATCCGAAGCGCGACGATTCCAGCCGTAGAATTGATGTTCCGTATGACGGATATGAAATCAAGACAATCACACATCCGCACTTCGGCGATAAACCGGTAAAGGTGTTCGCGATAAAGGTGAATATCAGCAATGAATAACAATCCTCGCACTCGCGGGGATTTCTTTTATCTGAACTCGCTACGGCGAGTTTTGTTTTATGGAGATGATAAATGCACTTCCGAGTCACAGGAGAATGGAATGGAGAGCCATTCAACAGAGTTATCGAAGCAGAGAACATCAACGACTGCTATGACCACTGGATGCTATGGGCGCAGATAGCACATGCAGACGTAACCAATATTCGAATTGAAGAACTGAAAGAACACCAAGCCGCCTGATGGCGGTTTTTTGGGGGTAGTAGATGGCTGCAATTCACATTGTATCAATAACATGCAATGCAATTCAGATAGTTGCTTGCATTATCTTTGTTTTCTCAATCCTTCGCTCCCGACGATATTCTCCAGCAATTAACCGACATCCTGCTCAGGTTGAAGCCGTCAGGATGGCTATAGAGTTACGAAAGGAGATGAATAAGGCATTAATGGAGATGGAGAAACCATTCACTGACAAACATTAAGAGTGGAAATAAAGAAATCACACCGCCTCACACTCGATGAGGCCTGTACATATCTGATAGAGCCGCTATATGGCGGTTTCTTTTTGCCTGGAGAATTAAGATGACCGATACCAGCCTGATTCCTGAGAAAGAAGTGATGAACAAGCTCGGTGTTTCATCACGTCAGACAATCTGGAACTATACCAAACGGCACGGATTTCCGAAGCCAGTCAGAACCCACCCAAAATCATACCTTCGTGAAGCTGTTGAAGGGTGGATTCTTAACGGTGGCGTTAACCAGAAATGCTCCTGA